CAATGTCCTCCGAGAACTGCCCGTTGCCCCTGATCGAGACATCAATAGCAGCGTCGGTATATACCGTCTCAGTGACTTGCACAAGGCTGTCGTTGGTTACTTCGGTGATGATCTCTTCAGTGGTCTCTATTGTGCTTTCTCGCTGGAGATCAGCCGTCCCATAGAAGTCCGACGCATCCCGGACCCTTAGATTGTATTCTGGCGTCCGGGCCACAAAAGAAGCTTCCCTTTCTGCCTGGAGACCCTGGAATACGGAGGAGTTCCGGCTGTCCGATAGATCGACTTGCACGAACAGCTCGCTCAGACCGGAGGCGCTAGCTGCCAGCTTATGGGCAGTTCCCTCCGAGTAGCTAGAGATCTGCCCATCGCCGGTGTAGTTGCCAGCCAGATGGACATCAGCCAGCGCCGGAGCGGCACATACGAGTATAAGCCACCATATCAGTGGGCTTATTTTTTCTGACAGAATCATATAAAACCACTTATAATTAGGAGGGTGAGCGGAGTTAGTCCGCTCCAGGACCACCAGCTCCGCCTATGCCGTCCATCTCGGACTTTTGGACTTGCATATCTCCGGCTCTCTCCGCCACAGATACGGCAGCATCAATCTGAGCGCACCAGTAGGCCCGCATTTCCTTCAGATTCTTGATAGCGTGGTCCTTGTCCTCATTGGTCCAGCCTGAGGGCTTTGCAGCGCTCACACCATTGCCCAGGACGGCGATGGTCCGCTCCACAGAGACGCCCAACTCCCTGAGTCCTGCTCCCAGGAGGGAGTTGATGGTCCTGATCGTCACATTCTCCAGCTTTCCAGTCCGGAAAGCCTCCGGCTCATTAGGTCTTGCCATTTTGAAAATCTCCGGTGCTAAATTAGCACTATCATTTTTTCCTGATAATTGCCCGGCTCCTGTATGGTGCTTGATCCAGCTCTGCCAACCGGGAATCTATTATAGACCTCAAAAACAACAGGCTGGCCCTATCCCAGCCTGAGCCCCGGATTATCTGGGCCCAGTCCAGATCATAAGGCCTCATCCCCATATCCCCTTTAGCGCCGCTGCTATGTCCTGGTGATATTTGCTTTCGTTCTCCAGCAGTGGCCCCCTCAGGTAGTTGGGCCCGGTGCCTGCATGGCTGGGGGTGTAGTTTTGAGACTCATGCATCACCACGGCATAAGGAGTATTGAATGAGATCTCTGCCCCATTCTCCAGATCGGTGACTGTGGCAGAATTGCGGAGCGGACTGTCCTCCAGTGGTGCCCTATTGACTGCCTCGCCCTTGACCACCTCAGCAGTTTGGCGGGCCACCTCCAGAGCTGCCTGCTTTGCTGCAGCTGCCAGCATATCCCCATTCCATTCAACCTTAGGCATAGCATCAGCTCTTGGTCAGGTAAAAGACTTTTAGGGACTCGCCGCCCAGGGCTGGGGTGATTTCCGCCTTGTGGACCAGCCAGGTAATCCCGCCCCTGGTGACTTGATCGCCTTCGTTCACGGCAGAATCGGTTTGGAAATAAGCATCAGAGAACTTCTTTCCATCTCTGTAAGTCTCGGAGTCAAACCAAATTACAGTAATGGATGTGCTGGAGTATGTGGGATCTCCATATGGATCGATGGAGCTAACCGCCTTCCAGGTCACTGACTCGCTCAGGAGAGGCAGGAGCGGTGCGATAAGGCTCATCGGAGAGCCGCCCCTAGATATTTTCGCATATATCGCATTGCAGCGGCGCTCTTTAGCCCCTGCTTTCCTGCTCCCTGGACAAAGGTATAAGAGAGCTTGCCGCCCACGCTCATGGACTGGATGCCCTGGCTCTGTAGCTCAGAGATCCCCCCGCTCGCGCCCGCCTGGTAGATGGCTATAGCCTCCTCCATGCAGGCCCGCTTAACCGGGTCAGGTACAACGGCATTAAGGTCCTCATTACCGGCTATGACTCCATCAATGATCCGAGGGAAGGCCAGGTCCTGGTTATACTCATAGAGAGACCCCCGGAGAGGTAGCGCGTCTATTCGCCTGGTTGCCTCTGCACAATACCACTCTTGTGTAGCGGCTGAAGCGGCTTTTAATGCAGTTGCGGCAGTTCTTGGATCGCTCCCTATCAACGTCTCTAATTCCGCATCGGTTTCAATATATGAATCAGAAAAGGTAGTATCAACCATTATTATCAACTCCAAAAAAAGATTATTTGTAAAGCACTGTTACAGTAAATGTCTTACTAAGTGCGCCGCCAGTCACCGTTATTGTCAAATAGTCATTGACCGCAAACCGGCCCCATTTGTTGTCCCCAGCGCTTGCGCCCAGGAGGGCAACGACAGGATACCGGATAGCAGAGCCGCCATTGATATCATAGCTGTCTATCTGCTCAGAGACTGCGCCGGTTAGGGACTGTTTGCATTTTGTTACCACGGTATTGGCAGCATTGACTGTGCCTTTGTCGTAGATGAGTTTCAGAATCTCGCCATTGATTTTGTCTGGCGAGTCCTGGGAAGCAACGCCGCTGCCATTTGTGGTGACAACGATACTCATCATTTTTAGGCTTTCGGGCATCATTTCTTGGACCTCTTGCCGCCAGGTGGATCAGTCTGCGCTGGCTCCACTATAGGAGCCGCCGCTTCCCGCATCAGGCCCCTGGCGATCAGAGCCCCGGCCAGATCATCAGGGACCTCGCCGAAATATTGGCCTGCCCGGAGGGTGACTCCAGGCCAGGGTGTATGGGTGCGGACTATATCAAGTCTCAAGCAATCAACTCCAGGTACCGTCTTTATTCAGGATGAGGTAATTCGTCCCATCACTTACAACGGTCAGCGTTGCCGCATATCCGTCGGTGGTGGTCAGGCTGTCCGGACCAGATGAGCCGCCCAGGTTGCCCGCTCCAGTGGTATCGACTACCACGTTATTGCCTTCCATATCGGCAGCCATTGTGATAACATAGACTCTGCCCGCATTGGTGGCCGCGTCGGGAAGTGTCAATGTGACAGATCCGCCGCTTCCATCCATAGGATAGACGGTCTCAAGGTCCGCGGCAGTCAATACAGTGCTTATGGTCGCGCTGGCATTGATCGAGCTGGAGCCAGAGAGCATCCTGGAGAGAGTGGTATTGATCGCCGTCTCATTGGTGTAGGCTGCGACTTCTCCGGCGAAAGTATCATCAGCAACCTTCAGGCCGCTTGCCCCTGCTGTCAGAGTGGACCCGTCCAGCTTGATCTGAAGAGCACCATCAGCCGCACCCGTGCCGAATTCCAGGCCCTTATCAGCGGTGATATTGACCTCCAGGCCGTTGCTAGTGGTTTTCAGGCCATAGTAGGGACAAACGATCAATGCACCCGCATCAGCGCCCAGCCCGAAGCCCAGGCCGCCATCTTCAGTCAAGTTGATGGCGATATTGTTAGTGCCCTGCTCGTATAGGCCTTCACTAGTGTAGATGATGTCTGTAACATCCACCGCAAAGCCTGTGGCCCCCAGGTCAATTCCGTCTCCTGCTTTGCCCTGTAGCGCTCCCTCCGCTGCTCCAGTACCAAACTCCAGGCCCTTATTTGCGGTGAGGTTGATTATGATTTTCCCGCTCTCATTTTTCAGGCCATAAGAGGTGTTGATAAGAGTGCCCGGTAGGGTGGCCGCCGTCAGGCTGGAAATGCTGGAATTGATCGCAGTTTCATTGAGATATGCGGCAGTCGTCAGCGCCGCGATGGAGGCATTGATAGCGGTTTCGTTGGTTACGAACTGATCCACGAATTCGTCATACGAAATATCCCCGCCGTCGATATCCACTCCGTCGATGGTCAGAGAACCCAATTCCACCGCACCATTATTCCGGAACCCTTGCGGAGGTCCGAAGAGAGGAACGGCGCTTGCCGCGTTCATGAGAATGGATAGGGTAAGTAGTCCTATCACAATGAATTTAAGACTTCTTTTTAACATTTTTTCGCTCCTTGTAAGGCATGTGTATCTTCATATGACAAGATTGACAAACTAACAGGAGATTTTCAATTGAATTGTTTCTTTGTTCAAGAGGTATTGTGCTGCCTTTACCATCTTTGTGATGAATGCCTAATCGCCGATCCGAACCACAGATAACACACGTGCCACCATCCCTCTCAAACACCGCTCTCCAATTAGGAGCAGTTCTGAAAGATCGCATATTATCGGCAGTGTGTTTTTTATGAACTTCCTTTTTTATAGGATCGGTTTTTACTTTTTCCTGATAAAATTTATTCGACGATTCTCTTTTCTTATCAGAATATGCTTTATCCGCTGCGTATCTTAAGCGTCGCGTTATGTTTATTTCGTCTCGTTTCCTAGCACGCCGACGACGCTCGGATTCTGTTTGTTGCTCACGCTTTACAATTGGTTGACAAACAGCACAATAATTTTGTCGGTGTCCAGTTTTGAGGTCTTCCTTGCCACATCTCGCGCAAATGATAGATGCCATAGCATTTACTAGGCATCTATCTTATTAATACTTTTGCGTGATACTAATTCGCCTCTAAATGAAATTTGTCACCTTCGCATGGAATTTCTCGTGTCGGTATCCCAGGCCAAGCTGGCCATAGAACTGGCCTTTGTAGGCCGCACCGGAGCTGGGCAGATCCTCATAGAAGAGAACACCCTTGCCATCCACCGGCAGGCCTACCAGGTCGAGCTGGGACAGGTCGAACAGGATCAGAGTAGCGGCAGCAACGTAGGGCTCCCACATGAGCTTGAGCCTGCCAAACTGGGTGATAATAGTCTCGATCTTGTTTCCGCCTACCGTGTTCTCAGGCTCGGCGTATGGAGCCACGCCATAGAGATCAGCCACCTTCTTGACGGCGGCAGCACCGCCCATGATATACATGTCGCCCATAGGAGCCTCGATGGTCTCAGCCAGGGCAATCATGGCGTTGTCGATGTCGGTGGTGGTCAGAGCATCGCCGCCAGCATTAACGGCATTGGTGGAGATGGCAGCAGTTAAGCCTCTCATCTTCCAGGCGGTGTCTGCGTTGCTACCGCTCTGCTGGGTACCGGCCACCAGGGACTTATCCAGGTCCAGGGCGATCTGCCGGAGGTGCATCATCTTCTGGAATTCCAGGCCGGAGGGAGAGAAAGACTCACCATAGACCATCAGGCCGCCGGAGGTGAGCTTATTCTTGGCGCTCTCGGCGGCATAGGATACGGTGACGCCCTCCTGGAAGATCTGGCAGTTGTTCTTTGCCTGGGACGTGGCATAGGTGGTGACTGTTGGCCCGGCAATGGACTCATTCTCAGTGATGGCAGGCTGCGCAGCCGCATCCAGAGAGCCTTCGACCGCCAGCGGAAACTCCCAGTCCTTGGCAGTCCGGAACCTGTTGATCCAGTTGTTGCCCCCGCCTCCGGTGATGAGATTGAGGAAGGGTGTCTTTGCCTTACCTACAAGGGCGAGTTCGCCAATGTACTGAGTGTTAATATCGTAAGTCGTATTAGCTGCTGTACTCATGATTTATTCCCCGTTGCTATCAGGCCTTTGAGATGGATGATCTTGAGAGGATCTGCATTGACTCCTTTGGCCTGCTCTTCTTTCAGCAGATCCGCTGCTGTCGGTTCATTCTTCTTTGGCGGGATACCCGTATTTCCCGCGCCGGTTGCACCAGTTGCTGGCTTCCCGGCCAATAGGCCCAGGTCCGCCAGCTCCTTTACATCGGCTTCGATCTCCTCCGGAGTGGCACCTACCACCCTTTTCAGGAGAGCATCAATCTTATCCGGGTCCGCTCCTGCCTTCACTAAGGCCCGGAGCTTCGCAGCTTCCAGCCTGGCGCTTTCGGCTTCCGATTTGTGAGTATTGACCTCACTGGTGAGCTTCTCCAGCTCGGACTTTTTGGCCTCTTCCTCTTCCTTGCGGGATTTGATGAGGGCCTTAACGTCCTTGAGTGGCATCCCCAGCTCTCTGGCCAGGGCCTCCTCGCGTGTCCGGCGATCCCTCGCCAGGCGGTCCTCGACTATTGCGTCTATCTCTGCCTGGCTTTTGCCCTGCTGTTGGTTATTAGCAGTATTCTGAACCGCTGTATTATCCTGCCCAGCGTTGGCTGCTTCTTCAGTTGTCATGAAAAGAACCCCCTCCGGTGAAGCCCGGAGTCAGCTTTAAAAGGAAATGATGATTAGGATTGCGATTTCTCTTTCCAGCCAGCCTTTTCTGCCAGCCTCTTGATCTCTGCTGCCCTGGCCGCCTCGCCCTCTTTGCCCTGGAGCACATCAATGCCCCGCCTCAGCTCTTCAGGTGCCAAAGAGATAACGTGCTTGCAGCCTACGTGAAAAAGTCCTGTGGCGCTGCTCAGGGGTGGAAATTCCTTATCCTGGCCTGTTAATGAGAAGGTCCGATCTTGATAAGGAGCGCACTTTGGGCAGCTTCCGGCGTGGGAGGAGATCCGGACCAGGTCATGACCGTGCTCCTCTAGTCTGTTTATGGTGCCCTGGCGAAACGCGGTCTTGGTGGTCTCATTGGCCAGCATCTTGGTATATCGGCCCATGTCCCAGGCCCGGCCAGACTTATCTGTGAAGCCTGTAATGCCCTTATCGGCCAGGTTCTGGCGTATCTGTTTGGCTGCCTGTCTGGTGGTCTTATAGCCGATTACAGAGCCTTTGGCAGCCTCCAGGGAAACAGAGCGGATGATATCATCTACATTTCGGCCAACTACCTGATTTACGGAATCCAGGCGATTGAAAGCGTTATCTGCCAGGACTTGCGCAGCTTGTTGGTGGATCGAGCCAAAGCCTGCCTGCAGCTCTTTGCCTGCGAGCGGGTCTTTATCGGCCCATTCGACCCCTCGCATATAGCTTTTGGGAATGGCATCTTTGCACCAGTCCCTAGAGCCCTTTTCCAGATCGGCCCGGATCTGCTTGACTCTCTGGAGGAGAGTCTTCTGCCAGGCCATGCTGTAGCCTTTGGCCGCGGGATCTTTCAGCAGGAGCCGGTTAATCTCACCCAGGATCTCCGTCTCAGCTTCGGCATAGAGCTTGATTAAGCGCTGGGCCTGGGCATCACTGAGCGGGCTGCTGCTGGCTGCCATCTATCTCTTCCTCTTCTTCCTCGCCCTCGCCCTTGCCTGGCAGCTCTATCACCGGAGGCTCCGGCTTATTCTCTTCCTGCTGCTTCTTCAGGCGGGTCAACTCTGCCTTGAATGCCTCTGAGTCTTCCTTGAGGCCCTGGAGGATCAGCTTTCTCTCCAGGCTCAAGGCACCCATAGCGTCCCATAATGTGGCCGTCTGGGCAGTTTCCATCGGGTCCTCCGGGATACCATCCTGGAGGTTGACCGTGATTGAATCAATCGGTATGGCGGGCGGATGGAGCTGAGACCAGAGGTTGATAACTTTGGAAATGGCCTTCTCGGCTGTCCTGGCGTACCTGCTGACTTTCGCCAGCGTGGGGATTAATCTAATACGCAAAGCCGTGCCGCTCTCTGCCTGCCCGGCGTCCTTGCCTGCCAGGAGCGCCCTGGAGAGCTGGAGCATCTGCATGAGCTGATCCATCGCTTGATCGATGGCATTTTCAACACCTGTAAGCTCCAGGGCAGCCGGCAGATTAAAGGGCTGCTGATCGCCGGGCTCCAGGATAATGGGCTGCCCAGGCCGATAGACCCATTCCTGAGTGCCGTGGTCAAAGACCGTGGCGCTGTGAGGGATGACTGGCGTTGGCGCGGCAAATTTCGCCAGGACTTCAGCCCGGCGAGCAAAGAGCATCTCCAGGTTTTCAGTCAGTGACAGGACAGCGGGCGTGTAATCGCTCTGGCCATAGTAGCGCTCGGATGTGAGTTTATTTTGCACCACCACGACAAGCAAATCGTCAACTGGTGGAACCTGTGAGCCGTCCTGCTCGACTTCCAGGCCAACGTAAGCCGGGAAGTCCTTGAGCTTCAGAGGCCCGGCCAGGACTTTGCCGCTGCTGGAGCCAGAGAGTACTATGAGCCCAGGCACAGAGTCAATAGGGCTCTTACTTACGATCTCATAGACTTCATGTTTAATTTTAGACTTGGTATGAATGGTGAACTTGACGTATTCGTGCTCTTCCTCTTTGCCGGCCACCACTATTTTTTGCTTCCAGGTGGCGAAGAATACCAGGGCTTGATACTGCTGGATATTGCCCGGTGTAGTGACTATATAGCAATTTTCGGGATTTAGCGCCTGAATTCCACTATCAGAGATCTCATAGAGGCCCAGGCCATAGCGGGAGCAGTCGATGAAGGCCTGCTCATCGGGCCGCTCCGGCAGATCCTTTCTCTCGCCTGCCAGGACCTCCGGTTCTTCTCCCAGGAGGAGGTTAAGGTAGTTGCCTGTGGCCAGAGCGGGCCAATCGAGGATAACAGGCTGCTTTTTGCTGTCTTTGGATGAGTCACTTAAATAAGAAATATAAGAAGGAAAGACCTTATCATGCAGGCCGTTATAGACTTGCCGCATCTTGGCATGTTCAGCCAGCCGGGCATTTTCGTCGCTGTCCTCAGGAGGCCAGGGCTTGCCTGCGGCTATGAAATCGAGTGATGTAAGCATGATAATGAACTTCCTAAAAGTTATTGCAGTTTCCCGGCTTCCTGGATTGCTCGGAAATCGTTATCTAGCAGCTTCTTGAAACATGACTGGCAACAGAATGAGTCTCTGATGATCCTATCGGCCAGCTTCGCCCCGGTGAGGCCGGGGACATAAGGGACTATGGGAGTGAATCGGATTTCGGCAATGGGAATGGGCTGCTCCTGGCCTATGGGATCGCCGCATATTAGGCAGATCATAATCCCAACTCCGTCAGGTCCCTGAGCTTGCCATCCTCCCATAGGTCAGCGACCGTATAGAATTCGTCTCTGACCTCCAGCACCGGGGCAGCTACCACGAATACGCCACTGATCCGAAGGTATGTCATGTTCTGGGCTTCCCTCAGATCCTGCCTCTTCACTGTATGCCCCCTGGCCTCCAGGGCGGCTATGAGCTGCTTGCACCTGGGACAGGTTGGGGTGGTGTAGATTATAACATTCATCAAAATCTCCTAGATGCCGCTCTCATGCAAGCATAACGCAAAGCATCACAGCAATGGTCATCTACCTTAATCGGTGCATCCAGCCCCCTGTCTTGCTTCTTTGAGTCCCATGCATAACCTGGGATCTCCTCCAGTAAGTGCTTGCAGGATTCATGAATCAATAGCTTGCCAGATGTCAGCATGGAG